ACCAGACATCTTGACTTGTGCGCCCTTGGTTTTGCCTTTGGCCTCAATGCCACCACCCTTAGCCATTTTCTTAGCCATGCCACCATGAGCCATCTTGCCCTTGCCATCTGCGGCAAACTCTGGAACTTTTTGACCGTCTTTCATAACCATCGGCATACCGCCGCCAGCCATTTTCTTCATGCCGTCTTTGGCAGTGTCCATACCTTTTTTCATGGTGGGCTTGCCCATCTTAGAAGGCATCTCTGATTTGGCTCCAGCTTTTTTCTTAGCCATCATTGCCATAAAACCGGGGTTCATTTTCGTTGCCATAGTTCCACCTTCTTTAAAAAGTTCGTTCTTACCTTGATTGGTCTTTGGTTTGTTGACCGCCTGCGCATCAGCACGGCTTTTTGTGCCTTTGCCAAATTTCATACCCTTGCTGGCTTCGCTGAAATCCTTGCCCACTGATTTGGGGACTCCAACCTTCTTCGCAAACGCTGGGTTGTGAGCCACAGCATCCATGAATTTCTTTTGTTTAAGACTTGTTGCTGGCATCACTTCCCCGCTTGAATAAGCTGGTCAATTTTTGCTTCAAGGCGATTAAACCGTTGGTCAATGTGGTCAGTAATTCTTTGCACTTCTGCGTTAGTTGCGTAATCACGGGCAATCTCCTCGCGTGTGATATTGAGCAGGCGCTCAATACGTTTGACATCTTCGAACTTCTCGCGGATAAAAAACCACAATGCCCCCATAATGAGGGACAGTGCGGCAGACCAGATTGTTGCGATGTCCATCAGATCATCCTACCCTTGGTCTTACCTTTGACGGCACAGCCATCGGCACGTTTGGAGGCAGTCATGCCGCCTTTTTTAAATTCATTTGCCCCCGCATAGGGGTACTCGGTTTTCTTTATGCCGCCTTCTGTGCTCACCACGGCGTTGCGTTCCGCAGCTTGACGTTCAGGTTTTGCTTTTATTGTGGTTAGTTCTCGTTTCAGCTCCATCTGGCGATCCAGTTTTTCAAGCTCCGTAACGGTGTCGGTTTTGTTTTTAGCAGCGTTTTTTGATGCTTGCGCTTCTAGGCTTAGTCCTCGTTTGGCGCTACTAAACCCGCCAGCGCCGCTGCCACCGCCTTCAAGCAGTTGTTCATCTAGGCCACGTTTTGGATTGTTCTTTGCCATTTATACAAACCTACCTCTCGTTTTGCCTTTGGTAGCACAGCCATCGGCGCGACTGGAAGCGGAAGAAACTTTGCCACCTGTTTTCATTGCCGTGTACTGTTGTGTATCGGCGTTGTAGGTGTATTTAGGCGCGGCCTCTTCTTTTTTACCAAGTGCTTTTGCTATTTTTTCTGATATGCCTGCAAAAAGTCCCATTTAAACAAACCTACCTTTCGTTTTGCCTTGGACGGCACAGCCATCAGCACTGCTGACGTACCCACCATCTGCACAGTTCCACGCACGAAGGCTCTTGTTAATCCTCGAATCCGGATCGCGTGCGGTCTTGGCGCTGGTCAACTTCGCTTTCATGCCCTTCATCCGGGCGCAGAAAGAGTCGCGGCGACTGCCGCCCTTTGGCTGAGGTGGTTTCAACCCGGGTTTCCCCGGATTTGCTGCGTTGTAGGAAGCTCGTCCTTTGGCGTTCAAGCCGCCCTTCTCGGACTTCCCTTCCTTCCTCTGCCATGCGGGGGACTTAGCCATACACAATCGTCACGCCTGTGATATTAGTCACATCAACGTAAACGCCTGTGGCAAACAAAATTCCTTCGCCGGGGATGGGTAGAAGAAACGTGTTTGCCGTGCCTGCGGGGGTGTCAATTTCAAGCTTCAGTGCGCCTGTTGCGTCAGTTCCATCATAGAACTTAACCGACCCTGCGCTTGCCCCCGCAAGACCATATACAGCTTTTACACGGACACGGTAGTCAACCGCTTGTCCGTCTGCCGTTAGTCGCGTTGACTGGACATCATATTGCATGAGCCGCTCCTAATTAGGAATTTGCAAACGGTGTGGCAACAGTACCAGAACCAAGCAAAACACCTGTGACATAGTACTTCAAAGAAGCCAAAACAGTCACGGTAATCCAAGAACCTGCTGCTCCACCAGTGGTAGTGCCGTCCAAGTTAATGACATCGTTTGCTGCTGCGGGAGCATAACCAGTGGTTGCACCAGAAGCATCGGTTGCTACCAATAACAGCGAGCCAACAAATTTATCTGTGCCATCAGTTTTGATAGCCACGGCAGTTGCGGCGGTTTCTACAAAAAATGTGTAGGTCGTGCCAACATTGTTCAGAGTATTAGGGTCTTGACCGGGGCCACTAGAAGTAGGGTTTGCTGTTGCGTTGATGGTTGGCAGGGTAATAATCAAAGTCGCATCGTTGGTGCGAATTACCTTACCTGCGTATGTGGCAACATCAAGCGTAACGGTGTTTGTGCCGTTGGCAAGATTAACAACTGTATTTGGGCCTTGGGAATAGAAGCCAGCCATTGAACGGACTGGGCCTTGAAACGTAGTGCGTGCCATGTTTTTTCCTTACATGCAAGTTGGGGTGTATCAATCTGCATGTCGTCAGCCGGGACTGTTTGATACACCGGAGAACCCCGGAATGGTTGCAATATACACCAAAAGAAAAGGGGGCACAAGGCCCCCTTTCCGGTTTATCAGGCAGTGCCTGAAGAACCAAACATACCCAGAGGGTCAGACCAGCCGAAGCTGTAACGCTCACGGGCCTTGTAACGCACGTTGCCGGTATCAAAATCACCGTCCATTGAGTTAGACAGCGGAGTACGAACGAAGTGCTTCAGACCGTTTGGCACGTCTGTAGTCAAGAACCAAGCGTTGGTGTCTGTCAAGAAGTGGTTGACAGTGTAGCCGCCGGGAATTGCGCCCATTTGCTTGATGGCGTTGATGTCGTTGTCCGCTGTAGACACACGCAGTTCGGTGTCTAACAAACGTTTAGCGACAAACATCAAGTTTGGAGGAACAATCATCTTGACAGGCTTGGCTGCAATCAACAAACCACGCTCGTCTGTCCAAGCAGCGATCTGGATAACGGCGGCTTCCAAAGAAGTCTCGTTCAAATCAACTTGGGTAGAGGGAGTGTTGCTGTTGACACCGCCAGTAATCAAGGGGTGGCTGGTATTAAACAAAGACACGCCGTCGCCACCGGGGTAGCTAGAGCTAAAGCCATTGTTCAGGACGGCAGCAGCCTTGACCTGTTTGGTGTAAGCCATAGCGCGAGCCAATGACTTGGTGTAACGAGACGACAAGCTGTCGTACAAGTTATCTTCAATCGCTTCTTCAGTGATTGAGAAACCCAAGGCGATGGTTTCGTGTGTATAGCGGGTTGACCATGCCTCTTGTGCATTGTCATAAGCGATGGCAGAACCTTCGTTTTTGACTGGTGCAGCAGAAAAGCCGGACAGTTTGGTTTCTTCTTCAAAAGAACGCTCAGAAGTCTCAGTTTCGTAGATTTCTTTGTGTTCTTCACCGTAGCGAGCATACTCCATACCGAACAAAGCGTTCAATCCGGGGAGCAACTCTTTCAGCAGTTGTGCGCGTGAAATAGCCATGATTTAAGCTCCTGTTTAAACGCCAGAGGCGATAGTGGTTGTATGAATCTCAAAGTTCCAACGAACGATGAGTTCGGGGAACACCACGTTGCCAGAACCATTGACATAAGATGTCTCAGGCACAACGTCAACGACGTTCATGGGCAGTGTTCCTGTGGTTGCAGACGCTGCAACGGCTACTCGGCTGTCGCCTGTAGCTGTCAAACCAGTGTTCTGAACCAATTCCACGTTTGTACCAATAACGGTAAATTGCGTGGTAGATGACGGCAACAAACCAGAAGTTGCATCATCAGCAGTAGTACCTGTAGCAATCACAGCCTTGAACAAGGTGTTAGGGTCATTACACACATAAGCGGTAATAACTGTACCTGTTGGAGCAGTAGTGTTTGCAGGATAGTACTGAGAGAAAATGACCTGACCTTGCGCGTTAACGTAAGAGCAGCCCATGAAAACGCCCATGATTTGTGAAGTTGTCACAGTTGCACGAGCGGACGTGATGGCAGATTTGATAATCGTGCCGGTGTTTACCATTTCTACAGCATCACCAAAAAAGATGGAGGTGTTGTAGGCCGAGGCAATCCGATACTGACGAGTAGCGCCCGCGAAGGGTGTACCGCCGTATAGATTGATCGGCTTCAAACCATAAGGTTTATCTACCGTTGGGTAAGCCATTTTAGACTCCTAAATTTAAGAACCAGAACCAAAAGTGACTTTCGACTTCTTATCAGCGAATAACGCCATATTAGATCGAGCGTCCCTTTCACGAAGGAAATTGTTGTCTACCGAATCCATTTGCGACTTGTTCAAGTTTTCAAAGTGCTTGGCACGTTGTTCCATGAACTCAGCAGGAATACGACAGAGCAACAGCCCGCCAATCTCAATGCCGCCTTTAAAGCGGCCTTCGGTGGCAGCGTGCATCATGAGTTCAGGATATTCTTCCGCTTTTACGGGTTCGTATCCCTCACGTAACTTAGAAGAGATATTGCTAGGATCAGCAGCACCCAAAGTACTTAAACGGACGTAACGGTGTTTCCAACCGGGTCTATCCTCTGGCATGGGTAGAGCTTCGGGAGCTTGCCAAGACGTAGGTCTGTAGCTAGTAGCCCGGTTATCTAATCCACGATCCAAACGATTTTGTGGTTTTTTTGTTTCTACGTTTTCCATGATTAAGCACCTTTTCTAAGTAAAGCAACCTGTCTTGCATATTCTTCAATTGGCACCCCAAGACGTCGCGCTTGCGCGGCTTCTGATGCCTTTAACCGAATACGGTTAGGTGGTGTACTCCGTGTAGCAGGAGCCACAGGCGAAGTAATTCGTGTTGCACGGCGCGGCGGATCATAATCATCATCCTCGTCAACCGGTTCTGACGTTCTTTTCTTAGGAGGCGGTTCGTCATCCTCATAGCTCTGTTCACTTTCAAAGTGTTCAGGAAATCTTTTGCGCATCGTTTTGTCGATGGTTTTGAAGTACTCTTCAGTACCTACATAGTCCGCACCATACTCGCGCTGCAACTTTTTGTCAATACCCATCGCAGCCATAGTCATTTCTTCGTCTTTACCCCACCAATCTTTATTGGCATCGACCCACTTTTTGGTGCGTGGAGTAAGGTTGGGTTCTTCTGGTTGCGCCGGTGCAAATTCTTTTTCTTCTACCTCTATTGGCCTCATGCCACGGGTCTTATCTAGTTTTAACGTAGCTTCAGCAATTTCTGCTTGGGCGTCAGTTAAAGCGTCTACATCCCCCGCTTCGTAGGCTTCCTTGTATTTTTTCTTGGCGGATTCAAGCTGAATTGCAGCAGACGATTGTGATTGCTCAATTAGTACTTTACTTCCACTAGAAAGCTGTTGTTGAAGTTTTTTGTTTTCTTCAATAATCTGTCTTGCGTAGGCTTCAGTCGCTTCGCGTTCCCGCAAAGCTTGTTCTTTTGCACGGCGTTCATCGTGGTAGCCACGGGTAAACTTCTTGATTCGAGCCTGAACCTTTTCGTCGTAGGAGGCTAACTCCTCGTCGGTCGGGTCTTCTACCTTCTCCTTCATGGGCTTGCGGCCACGGTCTTCAGGAGGAGTATCGTCTTCAATCTCGATCTCAAGTTTTTCCTCAGCAGCAGCTTTCTTAGCGTCTACTTCATCTGGAAACTCGTATGTGTCATCAAATTTTGTTGCCATGTGTTACTCCTTATGCAGCACGGGTGATACCGCGCGGATCTTCCACAACTGCTTCAACTGAGTCATCGTTGATGATCCTGAATTCGCGGCCATGAATCTTCAGACGGGTGCCTGAATTGGGTCGGACGATGACAAAGTCACCTTCCTTGCACGACGGCCCACTGGGGAACCGGGTGGTGTCTTTATACGCATCAGGCCCAAGCTTGATGACGAACAGGACTGGGGTCAGCACTTCTTCATAGTGCATGGTCTTTGAGTCTTTTATAAGACCTACTTCACTGTCTTGGTATTCCTCCATTGCTTCGGGAACAACGCACAAGAGGCGAAAGGTTTTGGGATCAGGCAACTGCTTGGCTTTCTCTTCGGCAGTCTTGTTCAGAATGCCAGACAGATCAACGGCAGCGACATCAAATTCACTCATCAGCTTTCTCCAGTTTTTGCACAAGGTCGGATGATGTTTTCTGCGTAGTTCAGACCTTGGACAACTCCGCATACTCTTCGATACTCCTCAAGAGATTCGCACCGTCCCGCCGCCACGTAAGCTTCTCGCTCTTGTTTTAGCTTTTCAATTTCTTTGACCACGTAGGTCAATTCTGGGTAATTGCTCAATTACGATCCTTCTTTTGGTTGCTGGGCTGTTTCTGCGCTGCCCGTTGCGCTTGCTGTACGGCCATCTGAGCGCGGTGTTTTGCAGCGTCGATGCCCATACGAACTCCTTCAGCTTCCATCTGTTTGTTCAGCTTGTCTTTTGCAGCGGCTGCGGTGGCTCCCACCTGCATAGCCGCAATTTCTTTTTGCGCCTCGATACGAGACTTCTCAATCTCCAACTGATCCGCTTTGGTCGCAGCATCAATCTGTTGCTTCTGTGCTTTTAACTGCAAGTCTTGTTGCTTGAGTTGGAGTTCTTGCATCTGCATCTGAACAATTGGGTCTTGCATCTTCTGCTGGGCTGCTTGTTGCTGCGCCTGCTGTTGAGCTTGTTGGGTTAACTGTTGTGACGCTTTTGCAGTCATCATGGCAATTTGATCGGCCAACTCTGGAGGAACCTGTTTGTTCTGCTCTTCATTTGGCAACGGCATACCAATGGCCATCTCCACCTGTTTGCGGTACTCAAACGCAATGTGCTCGTTGATGTGAGCCATAGCTGCTGCCATGATCGCTTGAGCTTGCGGGTTCATCTGCATCAACTGCACAATCTTCGGATTCTGGATTGCCGCCATGTGCGCTTGAATGTGCGCCTCGTGGTTCTGCTCGATGAACGCCTTGACTGGCTTCATGATGAGGAGGTTCTGGTTCTCCTGCACTGGGTCGGTTGGCACTTGGTCATCTTCCACCGGCACTAACTTGCTGGCGTTCTTGATGCCCAACACCTCAATCATCTGACGATGCAACAGAGGTAAGTTATAGAGTTGTGGTGCAGACTGAGCCAACTGAAGAACAGCTTGATACTGCACAATCTTTTGTGCCATCGTTGCTGCATTTGGATCACTGACAGGAATAACATCTGTGCTGTCATAGTCCGATTTCTTGGCTTTGCGACCAGCATCTTCAGGCTCATAGTCATACTCCTCGGGGGTGTAGTCAGCGATGATGGTTTTGAGCAAGCGGAACTCTTGCTTCATCGTGTAGTGCAGACGGGCTTGAACAGCCGTCATCACTTTCAATGTGCGTTCCAACAGAGCCAACGTAGTACCTACTGGGGCGTTGGTACTCATGTCCGACACGTTCATGTCGCCGCTTGAT